GAGCAGAAAATCGAGCGTATCTCGGTCGATACCTGCGAGGCACTCCATCGCATGGTGAAGGTCGGACAACCGCGCGTCCTCCCCTCCGAGGCGCCGCAAGCGCGGCGCCTCTCCTTCCACCATCGTGTACCAATACCGGTCGCGTCGGTTCCAGTAGCACCCAGCAGGCAGCAAGGACTGCTGGATATGGGCTGGGATGCTGGGGTCGTGTTTCCGTTTGCGGCCCTTGGTCATAGCACGTCGTCCGGTCGATAGGCGCCGACGCGCTTGTTCGCTAATCCCACGCCCATGGATTCGTTGACTGCTTCGAGCGTGGTCCAGGGGCCATCGCCGCCCTCCTTGATGCGGATGTTTTGACTTTGCGCCCATCGGCGTACTGCGGCTGCTGAGGACTTGCCCGAAAGCTTCTTGAGCACCTCGGGCAGGATGATGTGCTTGCTTACGTCCCCTCCTAGCACGTGACCACCATTCCTTGGATGGCGTCGTTCTCTGACCTCTCAGCCATGGCCGACCTCCTTGCCGTGCTTCTGTCGAATACGCGCCACCCGGCCCGGCGAAGGAAGGGGGAGCGCGAGCGGCATCTGCGTGAACTTCCGGCCCCATTCGGCCTCGGCGGTTTCCAGCTCGGCGTGCATGCCGGTGCTACGGCCGCAGACACATTCCAGGCTGTGTCGAAGCGCGGGTATCAGGTACTGCATGGTTTCGCGGCGCGTGCGACCGCGGCATTCGATATGGCGTGGCTCGCTGTGGCATTCAGTGCATGGCCAGAAGCGCCCCGCCGGCTCGCGTATATGTTGCTGAAACATGCTCAGGCCTCCCCTGCGCGGACGGCATGGAAGCCCCACACATCCGGTGCGTGAAGCAGCCCATCCCGCTGCATGCGGATGAGCATGCGACGCGCTTTGGCGGGACCGATTAGGATCATTTCCACCGGGATACGCAGCGAGGCGCCGCCATGGCGAAGCACAGCCAGCAGCAGACGTGCGTATTCCAGATCGGCGGCGTTGGTTGCTGCAGAGGTCGGCGTGGCTTCCGCAAGTTTCCCTCGGCATGCTTCGCGCAGGTGGACACCTTGCGTGTGCGAGATATAACCAAGCGTAACGGCCAAGCCGATGGCGCCCGTCAAGTAAGCCAGGTGGCTCGGCATCGCATGTGGATGCTGTGCCGTATCGCGGGCCAATGCTTCCGCCTGGCGTAGCACGATGCCTTCTACGCTCGGGTGGTCGGTCATGCCGGCACCGCGGCTTTCCGTACGCTGTTTGTCGGCCATGGCTTAGGCCTCCGCCGGACGGGCAAGCGTGAAGGTGGTCTCGATGAACGCGAGCAGGCGCCGCACCTCCAACGTGGCAAGGGCCATGTCGCTTTCCACCTGGATGTCGTGGCTTTCCGGCTCGGCCTGGTCGGCGGTGAGGATGTCGAGCGGACGCAGGCGCGTGATGACCAGGTCATGCGACAGCACCAGGCTCAGTCGGTCATCGAACACCAAGCCCACCTGAAAGGCCTGCTTGCCGCCGCGTAGATGCTCTTTGATTTCGTCCGCATCCAACGCCTGCCGGCGGCACCGCACGAGGGCGCCGGTGGCCGTAGCGGGATCGCGCAGTTCGCACTCGTCGCCGAGCCCCAGCAACGCTGGCAGCGTGTCATTGGCCAGCCAGTCGGTCAGCAGCGCGCGCGGCGCCTCCGTGGGAGCCAGCGGCACGGCAGGGAAGGAACCAAACGCCTCGCGTAGCGCCGACAGGGTCAGCTCCGCATAGCGTCGGCTCGGCGTGTCGATGACCAGCCAGCCGTGCTTGGGGTCGATCCAGCCGGCAATGCGCCGGGACGTCACCGGCGCCTGCGGAAGCATCATCTGCACCACATCTTTGTGCAGCTGCTTGCGCTCCTTGCGGCCAACCCTGCGGCCTTCCTCCGTGGCGATGGCTTGCACCTTCTGGGTGACGGCATCACGGACCGATGCGGCCGGCAGCACACGTTCGGCCTGCACGAACACAAAGCCGGTGCAGCCGTTGGCGGTGACAGTGAGACGGTCATCGGCCAGGCCATAGGGTGAGCCGAAGCCACGCGTGGTCAGCTCCTGGGGGCCAGGCTGACGCACGCGGTGGCGCGCGAGGTCGGCGACGATGTCGTGGGAAGGCACGGGGCCGAAGCGGAACAGAGACAAGTTACGGGGAAACATCGGGCACCTCAGCGGGGAAGGAAGGGGAGAAGCGTGCAGGCGGCCAGCAGCAGGCCGGCCAAAAAGGCGACGAATAGCTCAGGCTCGCCGTAAGGGCGGGCCGAGCGGCACGCGCCGGGCGCTGGGTGTCGCGTAGACTGCGATTGGGGGCCGAGTGCCGGCCGGATGCGCATCGTGTGCATGGTGTGCTCCTTCGGTGGGTATCAGGCGGTGCGTGGGGAGTGCTCGAACACTCCCCCGGCCCCCGCCACGGGTAAGCCGGGGTGACCGGCGAATCAGTCGTCCGGGGACGTGCGGAAGATCCAGCAGCGGACGGTGGCCGGCCCATTCGTACGAATCGCGCTGCGGACGGCGCGGCTGGATTCGAGGAATTTGTGGCGCTTGCTGGTCGGCAGGTGTTCGCGCAATTCCGCCAACGTCGGCACATCGCGCCAACGCTCGGTGGCCATTTCCAGCCATTCGTGGATGTTGACCGCGATCAGGCTTTTGTCAGCGCTGTGGTTGAGGTAAGGGCGGTCGCCGCGACCGTTCAGTTCGTGGAAGCGCTCCCAGAAGCTGACCACCACCTCATGGTCGGACGTAATGATCCTCTGGCGTTCTTCGGTCATGATGGCGAGCTGCTGCAGGGTCGCCTCGCGGTAAGGGGCGACACCTGGCACGACCAGTTCCAACGCTTCGGCCATGGCCATGAGCTGCGCATGGTTCTTCGCCAGGCGCACACTCTTTACTTTCGGGTTGTCCAGCAACTGGCGCTCGTACACGGGCATGCGCTCGATGAAGCACGCCATGACCTTCGCCTCGGCGCGCGCGGCTGCGATGACGAAATAGCTCAGCTCATCGGCCGTCATGGCGTTCAAGAGGTCCGCCTTGCGCTTGCCCTCGTCGGAGTGACCCTCGCGGGTCATGTAGACGTGGCAGATGCGTTGCATCACGGCGTCATCGGCTTTCACTGGACGGTTCTGCTCGATCACGATGGCGGCGCGGAACGGCGGCTCGTAAGTATCGTTGCCCACGCTTTTGACGCCGGTCGTGCGGGTGCTGCGGCCGTTGAACAGCGATTTCAGTTCGTCAAAATCGAATTTGACGGTCTTGGTGGACGTCTCGCCGCGGTCACCCTCCATCAACACCACCGGCAAGTTGGCGACCTGCACGAAGGTGCGGGCGCGGCCCGCAGGCGTGGCCTTGGCCGGGTCGAAGCCTTCGTAGGTCGGACGCCCGAGCAGGCGGTTGAGGAACATCACCAAGGAGGTCTTGCCCGAACCGCCTTCACCGACCATCTCGAAGAACGGAAAGCTTTCCTGCACCGCACGCACCTGTTCGGCGAACAGCGACGCGAACCAGAACGTCAGCGCGACCATGCCCTTGGGGCCGTAGACCTCGAACAGCAGCTTTGGCCACGTTTGATTGAAGCGGTTGGCGTCGGTGCTGATGCGGTGATGCACCGAACTGGTGGTCTTGATGTTCGAGCGCTTGTCCAGCTCGAAGTAGTCCTCATCATTGATATCGATCACGCGGCCGTCCTTGATCGCCACCTCGCCGAAGACATAGGCGCCGTGTTCTTTGGAGTAGCCAATGAAGTCGATGGTCTCCACGTGCTTGAGGCGTGATAGCCGCTCACCGTAGGTGCGGGTTAGCTGTTCTTTGGTGCCCATCCACGAGGCGCCGGACATGATCGACAGCAGGCGCACGTCGAACTGCGAGGCCGTGGCGACGTGTTCCGGTTTGAACGCCGCCTTCACGGTCTTCTGCGAGGGCGCAGTGACGCGGAAGAAATACTGCGATTCCTCGGTGACGGCGTTGCGCTGGAAGTACAGCGGCACGGGATGGCAGGGGGCGAGCAGGTCGATCGCGCCGGCCTGTTGCAAGGCCTTATCGCGGCGCTCCTCCTCGTCCAGCTCGTCGGCCTTCTCCTCCAGCGCCTGCATGGCCTTGTCGTAGCGCGCTTCGTTGAGCACGTACCAATACAGCTTGTCGCTGAAATCCAGCGAGAAGCTCTTGTAGCCCTTACGCTTGTAGATCAGGCGCGCCTTCTCCGCGACGGAGCCGGCGATCACCAAGGCGCCCTCATGGCGATACTCGTCCAGGTGCGTGGCGGTCAGCCGATCACGCTGGTAGGCCTCGTTCCAGTCGAGCTTGCGGTCCTCGAAGTGCTGGGGGATGACCGCGGCGCCGGCCATCCAGGCCTCTTGGCGGGCACGCTCCACCCAGCGCTGGATGTATTCCAGGCCGGCGGCGTCGCCGTCGAGCGCCCACACTAACCGGGGACGCCGGGGGCCTTCGGGGAACAGCTCTGCGAGCGTGTAGTTCGGGAAATTGTTAGTGGACATCGCCGAGATGGCAGGGATGCCGGCGAGGCACAGCGCGATGGCGTCGAAGATGCCTTCAACGATCCACAGCTCCTTGATGTCGGTCAGGTCGATCAGCGCGGCCGGTGGTACCCAGGCGCGGCCTCGGTAGGACTTACCCGGCTGAAAGCGCGCTTTCTTCTTGCCAAAGCGGGAGGGCTGATCGATCAGGCGCTCCCAATACGCGCCACCGGGCAGCGCGAAGCGCACGGTGGCGGTGCTGATATTCAGGTCGCGGTCGTGGAACCACTCCTGCGTGTAGGCGCCCCTAAGTTTCTCGATGGCGAAGCCCCGCGCGTGGATCAGGTAGGCATCTGCGGCCGCCAACGGTGCCTCTTGGGTGCTGGGATAGCGATCCGACCAGGACTGGAACAGATCCTCATAGAGATCTTTGGCATAGGCTTCCCAGCGGCATTTGTTGATGCGTCCGCAGCGCACCACCCACGGTGCAGGGGCGTGGGCATACAGCTCCTTCTTGCCACATTGCGGGCAGGTGCCCTCCTGCAGCCAGCGGCCGTCAGTGGTCGCTTTGAGGCCGAAATCGAGCTGCAGCTGTCGGCGAATGTCGGCGAGCAGGTCGTAGTTCACGACAGCGCCTCCGTGGCGTGGCCGGGCCTAGGACGCCAGAGCGTGCCGGCCGGGCCGCACGTGGCGTCCCGACGGCGCATGACATCGCAGGCGATGCCCAGGTACTCGGTTTCGCCGTCAGCAGGGTCGAGCGAGTGTTCCTCACCGCGGCCCGCGGTCACTGGCGCGCAGTGCGGCGGAAGGGTGCACACGTGCACCTTGCCGGCGAACCGCTGGTGGAACAGACAGGTGACGCAGTGGATGAGGTCCGCGCTCATGCGTGGCGACCGGAGATGATTCATGAGACAAGCCGTGTCCGTGCCGGCAGCCCGGAGGCTGCCAGTCGTGTGATCGAGAGAGAGAGGGGTGAAGCGCCGCTTAGAAGTCGGCGCGGCGTCCGCAACGCGCGGCGGCGAGGTCGCCGTCCTGCGTGGTGACGCGCTGCTCATCGGCGAGGGTGAGCAGTTCGCTGGCGGTGAAGGCGATCAGCCGGCCGGTGCGCGGGCTGGTGATGTACACCACCGCACTCGTGCTGTGATGGATGTCGACGTAAGCCGGCACGCGGCGCGCCTGATGGGCCGCCAAGGCGTGCATGGCATCGTTCGTGGCGGTGCGCTGGCTGATGTCAAAGCGAGCCATCAGCTCGGCGGCACAGCGCGTGACGAGCTGCTGTTCGTCCAGATGCTGCGCGGCCTGCTGTTCCATGAAGGCCGATGCCATCCGAAAGCGTGCCTCGGCCGTGTTGTGGTGATCGGTGTTGATGGTGAGCACGGGAATCCCTGGGGTTAGTGGAGCGCGGGCAGTGCGGATGCGTGATCCGGGGGAGCCGGTGGTGCCATCAAGGTGAATGACGCGGTGACCTCGGCAGTGCGCGGCATGACGATGTCGTTGGCTCGCCGTTCCACCATCGGCGGTGACGCATTGTCCGAACGAGGTAAGCGCGGGATCAGGGTGCGCACGATGCCCAAATGGCCAACGAAGCGGCACAAGCAGTCCTCATTGACGCAATCGAAGTAAATCTCACGCACGTTGTCGCTCAACAGGCGGGAGGTGAGGGTGCGCACTCGTCCGCCGCATTCGGGGCAGGGCATGGAATTTCTGTTCGATGCCATCGTTCAACCCTCGTACACCGGCGCTACGCATGCTTCATCGCGCTGAGCCTCGCGCGACAACAGATAGCTAGGCAGGCCGTGCTGGAACACTGCCAGCACGATGGACGCCACACTGCATCGGTCCTCTCGTGAAAGGGCGACACACGCGGTGAATTGGTCGGGAGGCAAGCCCACGCTGACCCGCGGCCGCTTTTCCTGGCTGCGAGGCGCATACGTCGTGGGTTTGGGGCCAGCAAGAGAGTTAGGGACGCGCATGAGTTACGATCACGAAGTTGAGCACTTCGAAGATGCTATTTCACAACACGTGAAATATCAACGGGTATTTTGCTCGAATTTCATAAGAGGTGAAATTGGCGTGGCCCGATTGAAGACCGACCAGATTATTCAGCGGTTAGGCGAGGTCCTAGGGGAGCCCACCAATATGGCGCTTGCCGAGCGCCTGGGGGTGGGACCCAGCGCCATCAGCAACTGGATCAAGCGCAACACCCCGCCGGTCCAGATCATGAGCGACATTGCCGAGCAAGAGGGGCTCTCGCTGGACTGGCTGCTTTTCGACGTCGGCAGTTCAAGGCGTGACGCCGTCGTGCCCAAGGCCACCACCGCACAGGGCAAGCGTCTGGTCGACTTCATCCTCGCTTGGGAGCAAAGCAAGCCAACCGAGGAATTGGTGTGGCTGGAACAGCAGATGAAGCGCGCTGTGCCCGAATACGCCGAATGGTTGAGCCATCACCCAGCCGATTAAGCGCGCCTGCGCGTGAGCTTTGCGTCCCACGATTGATGCAATGGGGCGCTCGGGCCGTCGATGCCTGGCTGCTTACGCCGAGACAGACCGCGGCCATCTTGCTCGCACGTGAAGAGATCGAAGGCATCGATCTCGTGCGAAAGCAGGGTTTCAGGTGGTCACGCTATCGGCCAAAGGTGCGTGAGAAGCTAGGGTGGTGGGGTTGACCCGGTCAAGGGGCTGTAGATATCGCACCTTATTTCATTCATAGCCAAGAGTGCGATGACCCAGCCTCGCCGTCTGAGCTGGAGCTTACGTACGGCAGCTCAAACGGATGGATGGCTTCTTGTTTCTGTTAATTAGGGCGTCGCGGCCGAGGCCATTTTGCGGGACGCAGTCGGTTCGCTAGCGCGGCTTAACCGCCACTGCGTCGGTGAGTATCGGTGCGCGCAGGGGTGCCACCACTCGAAGGGGGAGAGGTAGAGATGCCGGGTCAAAATATTCCGTGCACATGCACGGAACAATGCCATCACCGTTGCGCTGGGGAATGCGGTTGTGACGCGTGTGCTTTGGCGTTCCAAGTTTATTCCGAGGATTTGCCAGGCGTTGATGTGGACGGCAACGACATTCGGGAATTAATACTCAAGATGTATCGGTCTCCGACAACGCTTGTCGCGGAGGCCCCGGATGACGCAGTGATCATTGTACGGTTGACGCGATATTTCTCCGCGCATCACATGATGATGAGTGTCGCGAGAATGGCGTGCTCACAAGCGGAATCATTCGAACATGCCATGACCACGATCATAATGGCCGCGTTGGCAATTGAGGCGTTGGCTAATGCGGTGGGTCCAATAGTCTTGAGGGATGAATGGGAAGATATCGAACCTAAGTTAGGGACCTTTTCGAAGTATCAGTTCATTTGTAAAGAGTTGAAGGTTCGTTGCATCAAGGGCGAGGGAGTTGGGCAGCGTCTGAACAAGATCATCAAGCTTAGGGACTCGTTGGCGCACGCCAAACCCGCTCACGTTACTCATATGCAGGAACTGACAGCTGGGCAATACAGGGCTGGGTTATGGAGTCCTGAAGCAGTCTTTCGTGGATCGGCATTTGAAAAGGCATTGACTGCTGATATGGCAAAGGAAGCGATCGAAACCTTTGATGCGACGTTCGCCATGATTACTAGTGCTTTGCCTGCCGGCGACAGGACGGGCATTGATGGCGATAGTGCAAAAGTTGATGTCGCGCTTAAGAATAAGCCTGCGCCGGAGAATAGGTAGGCCAGGTAACGGGAGCGCTACGGCCGCAATGAATCGGAAGACGTGGCGGGCTTATAGGCCGACCGAGCAAGACGTATAGCGCCCATGTGCAGCGGTGATGTGATTAGGCAGGATGTATATGTCTTGCTTGGTACCCCGGCTGTGAAGCTCGCTGTGCCTAGCCCCCTTAAGTGATGACGAGGTTCTCCAGCTCATGCGCCCAAACCATCTTGCGATAGTTTGGGTGTCATGGGGCGTCTTCATCCGTCGCTGCGATATCACTGGCCGTCGCCCTGCTTTCCAGCTCTACAGTAGTGGTGTAGCCATCGTTCGGCGTGACGCTGTGCGTGGCCTTGACCACGATCCAGTCGATGGCATCCACCTCTGGCTTCCATCCACGCGTGCGTGCCGGCATCTCGGGGTACAGGTCCGGCCGCCCGATAGCGAGGCCTAAAGAGAAGGTGGACGCGCCGCGGCGTACGCGGGCTAGCTCGGCCTCGGCGGCACGCTCGGCGTCTTCCTTGCTGGCAAAGTCGCCACGCAAGAACTTCACATGTCCGTTCTTTCCGGCCAGCACCGTGCGGCCGCGGCCCGCGCCCACGTCGTGCCAGCGCGCACGAATGCCGGTGTACGCATCGCGGTCGGATTCGTGG